ATTTGGCATAGCCGGGAGGATAGGCAATGGAGGAACTCAGGGACGCCAAGGCTGCGAACTGGTCATTCAGACTGAGGGTCATCGTTACCGCTGTTTGCGGCACCGGCCATAGCTTGATCTCCCCGGCAGGGTACTTGGGCTCGTAGTACAGGAAGCAGGGGATGATAGATTGGGTGCTCTTGGACGCGATGTCCATCCACTCGTCGCGGGTCAGGGTCGTCCTCAGCGGGTAGTCGGTCCCCTGGTACGTGATGTACCCGTACTCGACGCAAACCGGGCGGTTGGCCGTCAACTCAGGGGCGACCGATGCTGCGCTGATGGCGTAAGTCTGCTTGGCAGGAGTCAGGTTAAACGTCTGAATGCTGTTGGAGTAGATCGTCAGTCCCTTGTTGTTGCAGGAGTCGAGCAGGTCGTTCAGCACTACCAAAGCGTCATTCTGCTCGTCAGCAGTCGGGGTTTCGCCAGATGCGACGGCCCCCAACAACCTCATTGAGCTAGTAATCAACTGCAGGGCGGTGATAGTCATGTTACGGGTCCATGCCGCTGCCGGCGACGAAGATGCTGTTCATCAGCGCAGCGCTCCAGCCGAGAGTTGTACGCGCCTGATTGACCTTTGGAGATGACCGCGCTATGGCCTGGCTCATTCCGAGATATAAGCCAATTGCCGGGGTTGGCGGGGACGCAATGAGGGCTTTCAGCTCGTTCAGTCTGGTTTGGCCGATAGCAAGAGCACCGGCGTGCAGCTGATGGGCCGTCAGCACGATTGACGATGGGTCGGCAACCGCTTCTGCTGGAGGCATATCCGCGCCGGTGAAGACCGTAATTCTTGCCCCTTCCATGATGTACTTGGGGTCAGGTATGGCATTGGCTTGCGTTTTACCGGCAGCAGTATTGTCAAATTTAGCAATAGGCATCATTATGCTCCATATTCCACTGATGCTTTTCTAAACACCAGAATTACTGAATCCGTTGTGGCTCCAAGATACATGACTCCAGAAAAAGGAACATCCACAGAGGTATCCTGCACTGTAGTTAAGTAATCTGAGGAGTTCATAGCAGTAGTACTAGAGTGAGCACGGCTCACATTTCCAGATACCTTCGAGTATTTAGCGGTAGTGCCTTGATTCTGAGCCCAAGATTCATAGTCTGCAACACATCCTGAGGTCGTACCCGAACTAGCACCGATGGTATTAGCACCAAACTTTATTCGAACTCCTTTGGTAGTTGCACTATTTGTTTGCCTAAATGCAAATATTGCCCTAAATATTCCATTAGGACCCATACTTCCGCCTGGAACTACTCCAGAGCAGGCAACCACTTCTGAAAGAGTCTGGGTAATCCTTCCGGCAGCCAAGTTAGGATGCGGAGTAGGAGAGGTAACAAATGTAGGTTGACCGCTTCCAGAATATGTTTGCTGGAAAATTTCCCCGTTGGTGTCGTCCGACATTTCACACCAGAACAATCCGCCCGCAACCAAACCTCCAGCACCGGCTGGAAGATAGCAATAGCAATTCCGAGTAAAAGCGGCTGCATGCTGCAATGGCGCAGCGGCACTCAGCGTGAAAACCCCACGAGTTCCAGTAAAATTCAGACCATTACTTCCGCCATCCCCGGGAGGAAGCCAAAACGGGATGCCGGATTGAAAGAGTACATAGCTCTCGCTGGGCTTGCGGAGATTCGTCTCGCCGTCGTATGCATCCGCCGGATTCATCCACGAAGCGAATCCGGTAGAGATCAGACTTACGGCGTAATCGCGATCCACAGTCACGATGGACCCAGGAGTAAGCGGCAGTCCATAAACGTCGGACCTACCGCTTCGCAAAATGAGTACTTGAACAGAGGCCATTGCTTTCCCCATTGGGCGGGTTGTTAGCCCGCCCAGGTCACGTTACTGATACAGCCAAGCGATCGGACCCACGTCGGCGGTGAAGGTCGTCGGCGGAGTGAACGACGCAGGGACCGTTCCAAAGGTGCCAGCGGCGCTCTGCGTCATCGTGTTGCTTCCATTCGCCGCAGCCTGACGCCGAGTTGTCGCCGTCGTGCCGTTGCACTGCACAGCCACGAAATACCGACCAGGCTGCAGGATTGGCGACTGCAGTAATGCGATGTTCTGGAACGCATTGGCGCCGGCTGACAGGACGCCAGCAAC